GCATTGGACAAGTGTAGAAGTATTTAATAAATTAGACATAGGTAATACATATAATATAGAAGGACATGGTATTAGAGTACCGTTTTTAAGATGGTTTCCAAATATAACAAAAGCCACTATTATAAAATAAATTTTTTATTTTGTCCAAGGATTATCATTTTTCCATGGTTTTGTATTAATCCATAGCTTTTCATTATGACACCAATCATTAATTTTATTTTTCCAAGGATTTCTATTTTTCTAAGGCATCCATACGTGTGGGTCATAATATATTTTTTTGATACGTTTAGTATAAAAACCAAGTGTTAACACAGATGTTAATATTATTCCATTTGTAAATGCAATTACAGGATAATTATAATTTTTTTTTGTCATTTAATATATATATATGATACGATAAATAACTTGCATAAGATAACCAAGCTATATAAGGAATTAATGCTAAAATCACCCAGATATATGTATATGGATAATAATTTATTTGCATTACAAACTGAATCAAAGTCAATATTGCAAAAACCAAACTTAATATTATAATAATAAATCCATTAAATAATCCATTTTCGCTGAAAAAAGCTGGTATATATGAAAAATTAAATATTAATGCTAATACTGGTATTATCCAATATTTGGTATTTTTAAAAAAACGTCTTTTACCACATTTGGATATGCCAAATGGAGTACAATCACTGTCATATAAGGCATAGCTATATATCAATCCAATCATTAGATATAAAATTGGCCACACTATACCAAATAAATAACTTGGTGGATAAAAATCTGGTTTAATTAAATTCTTATATTTATCTTCTTGCCATTTTTTACCATATATTGCACCAATTGACATACCAATTATCAAAGGTAAAAATACAATAGTATAATATATTATATTAACTATTATGTCAGTATTTTTGTAACTTTTATTTCTATAACAATAAATATCACTAATACAATCCATTTTCTTTGTTCTAATATAAAGATGGAATTATAAAAATATAAACACATATACTTTTTTAATTTACTCTACCGATTCAATATTCTCGGGACCATTTGTGTCTGATGATGGGATTCCATCGTTTTGTATGGCATCAAGAATCTTGAATTGGCACAATATGCACTCATCGATCTTCATTTCTTGCCACCTCATGGCAATTTCAGAGAAGATTTCCTTATTATCCAAGTTAGGATTTTCGGCCTTAACCTCTGCGTACTTCTCCTTCACAAAGATGTTATAAGGTGAAGGATCGCGCTTATTTTTGGGATTGCCAATCTTGTTGATACCCTTCTTTCTTACCGGCATCCTCACACTCAATGCCTTCTCGGTATTCTTTGCCTTGGCTTTCTCCTTATACTCCTTCTTGAAATTCTTGTAGTACTCGTTAATATCCTTAAAGGTATTGAACTCATCGGGCATGTTCTCGATGTAAACCTTGAAGGCAGTGTTGATAGTGGTCATTGTTTGATTTGGGTTGCTTTGGGTTGCTTTGGGTTGCTTTGGTAGATACTTGTTTTGTATCTATTGGTGTATCTGGTTGTTTGTGTAAACAGAAAAATAAAACAGACATAATCATTTTTTATTTTTTTTAGAACAATTCTGTACAAATTAATTCAAGATAAAAATATAAATATAAATAGATATTTAAAGTAGAATTATTGGTTATTATTAAAATCCTTCCAATCTTTGTTTACAGTGCGACGATTCTTATGAGCATAGCGGCTATCTTTCTTCTTAGCTAGGAAGTTCTTATTGGTCTTAATATTGTCCCCATTATTTTTGTCCTTGAAACTCCTTGGGATCTTGACGATATCACTGATATCATCATATTTTCCCACGAAGCTATTGAACATACGAGAGTTGATTTTGTAAGTGCTTGGCATTATCTATTTGGTTGATGTAATTATATATATTACATCCTATCAATTTTTATTTTTGCACGATTAAATTTTCATAAATTATTAATGTATCTTTTATATCGGTTTTACACATTGGACAACAAAACCTTTTATTATTTATTTTAATTTTAAGCAAACAATTATCATAACAAGAGCGATGCCCACAGGGTATGAGTGCCTTAACGATAGAATTATCAAATTTATCAAAACATATAATACATTCTAATTCAATACTTTTATCAACTTCCTTCTTAGCACTTTCTTCAATTTTATTTCGTTTAAATTTTCCTAATAGAAGTTTAAAGCATCTAAACATACTTTATATTTCAAATATAAAAATAAATATTGATCATTTTTTATATAACACGTATTATATATAGTCCTTTGCTTTTTCTCCAATAATATCTGGGTCTATTTTAAATAATAGATCTTTGATAAAACCAATAAATATCTTACTTTGTTCATCTTTTTCATAAGACATCACGAGTGTGCATACTCCTTCGTGTTCTCCATCAATTTCATCAATCATATTAATTGTATATTTAATATACCATTCTTTGAGAAGAATGTAATGAATATTTGCCAAGTCATTATACTTGGCTTTTTTAAATTTATTTAAATAATCTTTTATTTTACCATAATGTTCTATCTCCTTAATAAGAGCAATGGGAGGTATGCAAATATATTTTGCACATTCACGAAGAATATCATCAGGTAACGCGTCAATCATCTGGGAACGGTTCATCATAATTGATGTCATTGTGGAACTACAATATTTAATTAATATAAATCAATTTTCTAGCAAAATGGGACAAAAATAGTAGTTAATAATAGAACTATGAGTATACTAACTAACTTTTATAGTTCAAGAAAAATGCATACAAAAAGAAAAGGAGGTGCTGGAGATAACGAATGTGATATATGTTTTGAATCTAAAACAACATTTGATAAACTTAATTGTAAAAAATGCTCAGATAAAGGTAGTAAAATTTGTAAAGGATGTGTTGGTATTATAAAAATTAAGAAAAAGAACTGTCCTATGTGTCGTGGAGAAATACAACATAGTTTTACAAGTTTACGGGACAAAATATCCGCGAGAAAAATGGTGGAAAAAATAGAAAAAGCAGCAGTATCTCTACGAAGAACACCGACATCAAGAAGAGATTCGCCGAATACCGAGAGAGCTAATAGAACACGAAGAACAATGGTAGATAACCCAGTATTGTCAGCAAGAACAGCTACAAGTGCTTCTTCAAGAACAGCAATTTCAAGAAATAGAATATGATTAATTACTTTTCAAGGAAGCACTACTCAAAATCTATAAAATATTTTTTTTTTAAATTCTTTAAAATTAAAACCATTTAATATTCCTCCAAGAACAACTCGCCCTTGTCCAAAATATAAATCCTTCATATATTATATAAAAATAAAATTAATATCCGCCTCTTAAACGTAAAACCAAATGTAGAGTGGATTCTTTTTGAATATTGTAATCTGCCAATGTTCTACCGTCTTCAAGTTGTTTTCCAGCAAAAATTAAACGTTGTTGATCAGGAGGAATACCTTCTTTATCTTGAATTTTACTTTTAATCATATCAATGGTGTCGGAAGATTCTACTTCTAGTGTAATTGTTTTACCGGTTAGTGTCTTAACAAAAATTTGCATATCTCTTATTTATATATAATGATATATTTTTATATATATTATAATGGATGAAATTAATAAGTTAGTTGATAATATGCTCATAACGCGACCATGTAATATATGTAATTTACCAAATAATAATAAAAATAAAAACATATGTATTAGTTGTATTAAAATATTAACCCCGCATTTTGCAAATTGTAATTGTATATATTGTAAATAATATTATATTAATAATTTTTTATTTGATATTTCATTTGGATTCCAAGAAATATATACGATATTATTATTAGGGGCTGGTAGTATTTGAACAAATAATCCATTTTTTCTCAATGCATCCACGACATACTCAATACAGTCCTTTATTTTATAAAGAGGTTTGCCATATATATAATATGGTATTTCATAAAATATATTCATTCCACCAATTGTAGCAGTATTTTTTATTTTTATATGACATGTTTCAATGATTTTATCAAAAGTAATATATTTAGCGCTATTTTTTTTTTCTTTTAAAGAATATAATTCAGATAAAGAAATTCTAGGAGGCATTTTAATAAATATATATAATTTATTTAAATCTTTTTAACTTTAAATCACACAACGAGGTCTATAAATTTAAAGTAACGCATATTACAATAATACACATTACATTATGCTTTTAGATTTTAGATTTAATGTTTGAAGATAATTCTTTGATTCTACTATCTTCAAGTTCATAGTATGGCACCATTTTATTATGGTCCACCTCTGCGTTTATTTCTTGAACGGCCCTATGTTTCTTTAAGCCTTTATTGAATATACCGCTTATAATTTCATCATTTATAGCATAATTAAAATATTTAATATCACCTATTTTGAGTACATTTTCTTCTTCTAATTTCCTAGTATCAAAAAATTGGCTTGCAACCGCAGAATTATTACTATCCGCAGATATAACATCTGTTAGATGAGGATTTATATATAATGGCGATTTATTGTCTCTTTGTGTAGCAGCACGCCTGACATCACTTTCACCAAGTTCATTATAGGTAGTTTCAACTTTATCATCAAATACTAACATGCCATTTAAATATATTTTACACATAGAGAGATTCGATGATAGAATGTTTGTGTTATCAGCTATTTCTTTAATAATAACAGAAACCATAAACCATTTACTATCAAATGGTATATCCCATATACCTAATAAATTTTGATTTTTTTCTTCCCAGTTAGAATTTGTATTAAGTAAACTACATTTTCCATTCTCATAATTAGTTCCGTATTGATAAGAATCTGGCGTTAAGATATTATTATAATCAAAAGCTAATTTGGACCCATTGTGATTAATACGTATTAAAGGATTTTTTGTTAATATTGTTGGTATAATAGTTTCGTCAACAGTTCTTGCTGAACAATTATAATTATTAACATTATAATAAAAATGTTTTTCACCTTTTAGTAATAAGGCTATATCTTTTTTGTCTTTATTATATTTATCTAATTTTTGTTTATCGGCATATAACCAAAAGTTATAAGAATATTCTGCTCCACCGGCTTGATTCACAGACGGTTTAATTGGTAAATAGTTATTATGTAACTTGCTAGAAGTATTATATTTCCATTCTTTATTTGCATTAAAATCAAAAACGCCTTTTATAATGTCTACTTCTTTTTTAATATCATTTTCGCCATTAAACATATTATGTAATTCAATTAAATATATATTATAAGCGACATATCCCATTAATAATAATATAATTAATGAAATTATAATTTGTTGTACGGGGCTACTTTCCATTATTAGTTACTATCTATTTAAAATATGGAAATAAAAAATATAAAATGTTCATTTAACCTTCTCGCAATTCTACATTCGCTGCTTTTAATTTATACACGGGGTTTCTCAATCCATAAGCACCAATACCAAGAGATGCCAATATACCATTTATAGGCCCGTTGTGGTATTCTTTATACATATCATTTTTATTTAAGTCGTAATTAAAAATGGTAAACTTACTTAATAAGCCTGAAAATCCAAATGGGGCTGAATCTCCGGATTCTGGTCCACCTCCGCCTACTATTAAAGATCCTTCGCAGTTAAGATTTAATTTATCTAATCTTAAATTGCCTTCTAATCCCGAATTTCTATCTAATGTTTCATAAAAGTTACCGTCTATATATGTTGTTATTGAGCCGCCACCTATATCATTTATTACGAAACCTACATGTACCCATCTTTGTATTGGTACATAATCAATAGTAAAACCCGTTGTATAGGTAGAACCATCTTTTAATGTACAACTTCTGAAATCCTTAGTACTACTCGAACCGTAATTTAAACTTTTCAATGAACTACTACATGATGTCTCAATATCTGATTTTAGAGCAAATCTTATATGTAAACTATTTTTATCTTTGTCTAACATAATATAAGGACTAGCATTAAGTGGTCTTATATTATCATTTTCTTCATTACTGATATGCGCCACATGTCTGTATTGTCCAGAATTGCTATTTATATTAAATATATATATCCAGAAACAATATGATCTCTTATTACCATTACCATTTTCTAATTTTTGGGTGAATGGTATTTCCGTTAATTCATTACAAAATAATGGTACATCCGAACCGGGAATCAATATTTTTTGCTGATTTAAAACTGTATCAGTTATAATATTATAAATAATATAGCCTACAATCGATGCAATAACAAGTAGAACAATCGCCAAAAAAAGTACACTTGTATTATCACTTAGGGTTTCCACAATAGCATCTTTTGTTTCTTGAACGGATATATTACTTACAGCATTAGTTACAGAAGTTGCTGCTGAACTAACAGCTGCGCCCGTATCCTTAACCAATTTATTTTCAGTTACTACATCTTTCGCGCTTGAAAATGCCGATGAAACGCTATCTCCAACATTATCTAAAACTGCTTTGTCATTTGTATTTTGCGGCTGTACGTCTCCCATATTTTTATTTTAATTATCTAATTAAAGGAAATAAATTTTCTGTTACATAAGTTTATATGATAATTTGATATTTGATAGTGCGGAAAATTACTAGAATTATATGTGGCTTTAATATTTTTTTTTTGTAACGATAAATAGCTTAGTATCTTTGTAAAACTACCCATGTGAGATATCCCCCCTTTTTTATATTCAAATAATGATAAATAATAAACATATGAAGTAAATATGTTAATGCACGCATCAATATTATTTTTAAACATATAATAATCATAATAACACATCATCTCCATGAAATTCTTATAATATTCGTTCTTTTTCTTATAAGTTCCTTTTCTATTTGCTAAATCTTTTATTAAGTTTTCGTGAAATTTTAGTGGTATCATCCACGAATCCTTGCTAACAATTTTTTCTATTTTGTCTCTATTAAAATTATTACCATACAAAAAACTTATATCTGTATAATCTTCTACGATTAATTGATGTAAAACTTCTTTCGGATTTTCAATATCTTTGAATAACTTTTCTAAATTAGAATTTGAAGCACTATATAATTCGCCTATATTTTTAATATTTTTTTTTGTCAATAATGCTTTAATATCATTATAGCTTGGGTTATCCAGACTATATATTTTACACGCCTTTTTAATTTCACCGATTTTCTTTATAATATCATTGTTAGCAATACAAATTATAGGGATATTCTTGAGTTTATTTTCATTCAATATCTTTAATAAACACACATTTATCGTTTTATCAGCGATAAATATACAATCGAAATTATCAATTATTATAACCTTATTTCTAATATTATTTGTTAGAAATTGCTTTAAGGAAGAACTTGTAGTTTTCTGTATTATATCCTTCATTTGTAACGATGTGTAGCAATTATTATTATCTATTGTTGTTATATCATAATTTAAATAATTGCAAATAGCATTAATTGTAAATGTTTTACCTATACAAGTTGTTCCCGACACTATTACGCAGCTTTCGACAGATATCCTTTTATCATAATTAAAATTTTGTAACCATAATAATATTTCTTTATATGTTTTATGATTACCACAAAAACCGTCTATTAAATTGTTCATATATATATTAGCTCTATCATTAATACTGTTAAATATAAAATAAGTGCAAGCAATGGTAAAAGTAACATGACAGGTATTATAGTAGTTTCATTATCTATTTTATAACCAAAATGTTTCATATTACCATCGCCATCGAACATAATATACGGTTGTGTTATAAATATTATAGCAACTATTATTAAATATATCACAAGTGTTATAATTCTTCTAGAAAACATTCTTTATCTATTATTTTAATAAGGAAAGAAAAAAATGAATTTGAATATATTATTATTCCTAGTTATTATTTTAATAGTAATATTGCTAAATATCCAATGCAATAAAGAGTATTTTAACACCGGAAATGCTTTGATAAGTGACAATCAACTAAACGTGGCAACTTCCTTATTAGTTTCAACTAATAGTATGGCTGATTTAATTGATAATATTAAATTAACTAACAAAATTAACGGCGATATTATTGGCATTGATAAACAATTAACCGTAATTATAGACCCATATATAAATTACTATGTTTTAAATAATAAAGTTGAATCTGAAAAATATAAACCAGGTATATTCGTATGTTTAAGCACTATTAGATTAGGTATATCTAAATGTATATGGGATATGCGAAAAAAAGCATTGGCATATGTTTCTATGACCGATTATCTATTTATTCAAGCTTTTCTCAAAGCATATAGACAAGATATATCTAAAATAACGTTAATTAAACTTAGTACTGATGATTTAAAAAGCGGTTCTGTAAAGTTTGATTATTTATTTACTTATGTCGTAATTGATAGTAATTATATGAGTTTTCTAAAAGAACAAAAATATTTTATAAATGGTTTTGACGATGTTGATATACATAGGATTAAACCATTTTATCCTTTTATCAATGAATATTATGGGAATATCAGAGAACTCTTTAATAAAAATCCAAATGACCGCAAATACGACGTATATTTAAGTAATAAAAAAACTTTGATACCAGCCATGTCATTGGATATTGTAAAATCTGTTGAAAATTTCATTACACGACTTAAAATGCCCGATGATTATCTAGAAGCCGTCGATAAGAATTATGATAAAGCCAATAATGTTGGTAATTATGGCTGTTATGGAAATGATAAAATAACAAATAAATTTGAATGCGACTCTTTGTATAAATATGACGGTAGTAATAAAGATTATTATAGCAAATGGGATAAAAAATGTTCTCAAAATGAAGAATGTCCTTATTATAAAGCTAATAAAAATTATCCAAATGATAGGGGAGGTTGTAATGATGGTTTTTGTGAACTACCGGTGGGTGTTAAACGCGTAGGTTTCAAGAAATATATTGATACTGATGTAAATAGACCTCTTTGTTATAATTGTAGCGATACAACAAGTTATGATTGTTGTGCAAATATTGAAGATAATAATGGTAATACCGATTATGTTTTTGAAAATGATTTTAGCGATAGAAATAAAAATGAATTAAACACAATAATTTCCTTATTAAATTATAGAGAGTCATATAATAATTATGAATAATAATTACATAACATATTCATTTAATTTGATATCAATTATAATAGTAATTATAATGTATTTTATTGTAATTCAAAAATATATAAATAGTAATAAAACTGTTGAAAATTTTAATATGAACGAATCCACCATTCGGTATAATAATTTGTTTAAATATAAGCCTTCTAATGCTAGAATTATGTATAATAATACTGGTGAATTACCATGGAATAGACATATTATTAATTCAAGTATTCCTTATGATATTGATATTAAACCCGAGGCACAAAATGTTTATTATTACGAGTTTGATAACAAAACATATGCGGAAAAATTGAAGAAATTATTTAAAAATAATTGCGAAGAGATAATAATAGCGGTTGAAGGAAATGAATGGACTAACTGGATTAATCCGAAAACATTAGATGACGAAATTATCAAAAGTAAACTAGTATTCCATTACAATAAAATACTAGAAATTATAACAACTTCATTAAATGAGGATGGTATAATGGATTTGCCCGGATATGATGAAAAAAGGGAAATTCAAGTTGTACATGATATTATGTTAAGATATAGAACCAATATCAAAAAAAGCAATTATTTAATGTTTGATATTGATATGATATTATATCGTTCGGGAAAGTTTCAAGGAAAACATGTTAAAGTAGTAGCAGTATCAAATGGATTTACTGTTAATATAATTATGGTAAAGGTAATCGGTGTTATAGCAGAAGATAAAATTGTATTACACCCGTATCGTGCATATGATATAATGAATAAAAATAATTTCAACCAATATGTACCTATGAAGTATGGTACAGTTGATAGTGATGTTAAAACAAGCCAAGAAAATACTTTTGAAGTCAATGATGATTATATGAATAGTGAAATAGAAAATTTATTATACAAAAAATTATTAGAAGAGAATATACCAGAAGATATAGATAAAAGTAATAATAATTATATACCACAGCCTGGTGAAATTATTGAGAGAGATAGATGTAATTTTTAGTTATATTATATAAGTAGTCTGGTAAATAGTTACAATTAGCATATACGGGTATATATTGATATGGTAATACAGTATAGTATTTTAAGGGAGTCATATTATTATAGCATATTATTTATTTATATATTAAAAATGAGTGAAAATGAGTACATAATTTTATTTTTCTATGATTTTTATAAACTTTTATAAATTGTAAAGATTTTATTAATTATGTACTCGTTTCACTCCTTTTTTAGATATCTATGTAATAAGGTGTTTTATTTATAACCGTATCAGGTTTATCTGTTAATAACAAATTATTACTTGAATATGGTATCAAAATATTATTTAAAATATAATCAAAATAAATTTGTTGATATGATTTGGATTTAGATTCAGGGGAGGATGAAGTAGCGGCATATTTGTTAGAAATAATTTTATATTCAACCATCAATACGTCAATTAACCCATATAATTCGGCTATGATTTCGTCAGTTGGAGGGGCAATTGTTTCGCTTTCGTCTTCAAATTCATTTTTTAAAAAGGATGTAATTATTTCTGTATAATCGGCCAATATTTTTAATATACTTTTTTTTGACCTAATTACATTTGCATAGCCGAAATCATATAACATAACATTATATTTACACGATTTAAGATAAAAATGTTTGCCATTAAAAATATAATGATAATAGCCTTTTTCATTATTTGTGTGCCATAAAAAATTACCCGCATGTATATCTTGGTGAACATTATTTACACTATTATGAAATGTACCAACGGATATAAAACATTGAAACATTATATTAAATAGCAATTCCCTATTCTTAGCATTTTTAGGGTCATCAATTAAACTATTTAAATCACCGTTTGCTATCTCGTTAATTGAAATAAGTTTTCTCTCCTTTGGATAATCAACAATATCACATACACATGTTTTATATGTTAATAAAAAATGCTTTGATTTCTTTGCTACTATTAAATTTTCAGTTATATATTCCATTAATCTAATTTCAGTATTATTCTCATTATTATTTTCCATTAATTTTGTTGCGATTGGAAAAGTTCCAAGAACATTTCGTATTGCCGTTTTATAAATACTCCCATTAAAACTATCGGTGCCTATTTTTTTCTCTAAATTGATAATATTTCTTATTGTAAATCCATCATTATCATCATATTTTTTTTCTTCCAAACATTCATTATGTTTTATATTTTGTAATTTTTTCAACATATAATTGTAATAGTAATTACGCATATCTAATGTAAAACGATTTATAAGAAGAGTGCTTTTTAGAAATTTTTGCACCTTGCTAACATTGCTGTATTTATCATCGTGTAGTAATAAGTCTGGTAAAAACACTTTATCGCTTAATAAGGATGTTCTATTCAACAAAAGCTTTCTTTTTATACTTGCTTGTATAATTCTAATTTTTGCATTTTTACCAGACGAAGACCTATTACTACTTATATTTAGAGACCCCGACTCTTTTTTAGGAGATACCTTAGATGCACTTTTCATTATTACTACTATTTAATAAAAAGAGTACATAATTTTATTTTTCTATAATTTTTTATAAACTTTTAATAATTTACACTTTTTTATTAATTATGTACTCCTTTTACGCATATAAAGACGTATCTTATTTTTATATTATATAATGAAAATCATAGACTGTTTTATATTTTACAATGAATATAATATCTTATTATTGAGATTTACTGAACTGTACGATATAGTAGACCAATTTGTAATTGTAGAAGCTACATCAACTTTTGCAGGTAATAAAAAAGAACTCAACTTTAAAAATAACCTACGATTATATGAAAAATTTCTTGATAAAGTAACATACATCATTGTTAATGATATGCCAAATACAGAAAATGCATGGGATAACGAGAATTATCAAAGAGCTTGTATAGATAAAGGTATTAAAAAATTAGAATTAGATAATAAAGATATCATTATGATTAACGATTGTGATGAGATACCTAATAAAAAACTGTTAAAAGATATTAAAACTAATAAAATAGTAATAAATGAAGAATACATATATGGATTAGATATGGATTTTTATTATTATAACTTTACATGTAAACAAGATATACAATGGATTAAAGGTAAACTATTAACATTGGCGAAGTATAATACTTCATTAATGAAGAATGATAAAAAACTAATTGAGCATATTAGATCTGCTCATGATAAATTGTTACAAAACGGAGGATGGCACCTTTCGTTTTTTGGTAATACTGAATTTATAATTAATAAAATCAAAAACTTTGCTCATCAAGAACATAATACAGATGCTTGTATAAATGATATTGAAAATAATGTTAAAAATAATAAATGCATTTTTGATAAAAGAAAACTAAAAAACATTAATATCAAAGATAACAATAATTTACCTGAAAACTATAAAATCATTATTTAAAGCTTTTCTAATTAAAATATATTTATAAGAATGTCAATTGTTAAAAGATATATAAGCTTATGTGATAAAG